TAAGGATGGTAGAGATGAATGGTATATAACCAGAGACTACTATATGTGGTTAAACTTCTTACCAATCTTTGATAAAGAACAACAGAAGTTTGACTTTGCTAAAATACGTGATGCTCAGTACCATATGGCTTTATATGAGCTATTAGCAGAAATGCATTATAGACATTCAGCTATTCTTAAGAAACGTCAGATAGCTTCATCATACTTTCATGCCGCTAAGTTTATAAATCAATTGTGGTTTGAAGCTGGAGTAACTCTAAAGATGGGAGCATCTCTTAAGGACTATATCAATGAGAAAGGTACATGGAAGTTCTTAGATGAATATGCAGCTTTCTTAAATGAGCACACAGCATGGTATAGACCAATGACTCCACACAAAGTAATGATGTGGCAGCAAAAGATTGAAGTAAGAAAAGGAGATAGAAAAGCTGAGGTAGGTCTCAAAGGTACAATACAAGGTATGTCATTTGAGAAAGATCCTACTAATGGTGTTGGTGGACCAGTAAAGTTCTTCTTCCATGAGGAAGCAGGTATTGCACCTAAGATGGATCAGACATATGAGTATATCAGACCAGCAATGAGATCTGGTATGATTACTACAGGTATGTTTATAGCAGCAGGGTCAGTTGGTGATTTAGATCAATGTGAACCATTAAAAGAAATGGTGCTTAACCCAGAGGCAAATGATATATATGCAGTAGATACAAACCTTATAGATAAGAATCATACTATAGGTAGATCAGGACTATTTATTCCTGAGCAATGGTCTATGCCACCTCACATAGATGAGTTTGGTAATTCACTTGTTGCAGAAGCATTAGCCGCACTAGATGAACAGTTTATAACCTGGAAGAAAGAGTTATCTCCAGAACAGTATCAGTTAAGGATATCACAGCATCCTAGAAATATAGAAGAAGCATTTGCTTATAGAAAGGCATCTGTATTTCCACAGAACTTAGTAGCCGCACAGTTAAGAAGAGTAGAAGAAAAAGAATATTCATATGAGTTCTTAGATATATATAGAGATGAGAATGGCTTACCTAAAGTAAAAGAAACTAGTAAACTTCCTATACTTGATTTTCCTGTATCTAAAAAGACAGAGGATAAAACAGGAACACTTGTAGTATGGGAAAGACCTATTAAAGATCCAGTGTTTAATAAGCACTACTATGCATCTATTGACCCTGTATCAGAAGGAAAGACAACTACCTCAGAATCATTGTGTTCTATATATGTAATGAAAGCAACAGTTGAAGTACAAAAGCATTTAGCTGGTGAAGTACAAAACTATATAGAACAAGATAAAATAGTAGCAGCCTGGTGTGGTAGATTTGATGATATCAAGAAGACACATGAGAAACTAGAACTTATCATAGAGTGGTATAATGCATGGACAGTCATAGAGAATAACATATCTCTTTTTATACAGTACATGATATCCAGAAAGAAACAAAAGTATCTTGTACCAAGAACTCAGATTTTATTCTTAAAAGATCTAGGTGCAAATGCTAATGTATTCCAGGAATATGGATGGAGAAACACAGGTAATCTATTTAAGTCACATCTAATATCTTATGCTATTGAATACATAAGAGAGGAGTTAGATACCATAACTAAAGATGATGGTACTGTAGTTAAGACTCACTATGGTATAGAAAGAATACCTGATCAAATGTTACTCAAAGAAATGCAAGCTTATCAAGAAGGACTCAATGTTGACCGTCTTGTATCCTTTGCTGCACTTATAGCATTTATGAAAATACAGCAATCTAATAGAGGTTTTGCTAAAGATATAATAATGGATGATGCCTCTAAAAACTTGCAAAAGTCAGAAAATTTGTATAAATTATCTCATACCCCTTTCAGACATATGGGAAAGGGTAGAAATGTAATGGGGCAAAGTTTTAAAAGATCCGCATTCAAAAACTTTAAATAAATGGCATATGTGTATAGACATATAAGACAAGATACTAACACACCGTTTTATATTGGTATAGGTAGTGATGCTAAATTTAAACGTGCTTATTCTAAGTATAATAGAAATAGGTATTGGGTAAGTGTCACAAACAAAACTGATTATAAGGTAGAAATTATTTTAGATGAGCTTGATTGGAACATTGCTTGTAAAAAAGAAAAAGAATTTATTAGTCTTTATAAATCCTTTGGAATATCTCTTGTTAACTTAACAGATGGTGGAGAAGGAATGTATAATCCTAATTCTGTTGTTAGAAAAAAAATTTCTGAGGCAAAACTTGGTATAAAAAATCCTCAGTATGGTATAAAATGGTCAGATGAGAGAAAAGAGTATTTTAAAATAAAAATGCAAGGAGAAGGTAACCCAAATTTTGGTAAAAAAATACCGGATACTCAAAAGATGATAATTGCTTCTGCTCAAAAAGGTAGAGTAAAATCAGATGAAGAAAAAGAAAAGATATATTCAAAGACAAGAAAAAAAGTAATTAATACAGAAACTAATCATATTTATACTTCAATAAATGAAGTTGCAAGAGTTTTTAAAAAATCTCCTTCTCATATGACTAGACTCATTAAGAAAAACAAATTCAATTTAAAGTTTTTAGCAGATGCAAGTATATAATAGTCTACAGCTTAAGAAGGGAGCCAAAGTACAACACAATAGAATGGGTAGTATTACCCAACCTCTTCAGTTTTTACCAAAAGACCAGAAGGATCAGGAGTGGGCTGCATGGAATCTAGACTGGTTGGAATGGAATGGATTGAAACAAATCCGCATGAATGCTAGAAGATTAATGAAGAATTATAAACTAGCAAAAGGTGTAATTGACAAGTCAGATTATATTATTGAAGAGGATAATGAGTATAGAGACATTGTAGAGACTTTGACAAAAGAAGATAACTCTGCGCTTGAACTCAAGTTCTATCCTATTATACCCAATGTAATTAATGTTCTAGTAGCTGAGTTTGCTAAGAGATCAACTAAGCTTACATACCGTGCAGTAGATGAGTTCTCTTACAATGAAATGATGGAGCAAAAGAGAGCTGCTGTAGAAGAAGTTCTCTTATCTGATGCTAAAATAAAAATAGTAGCAGCTATGATGGAGCAGGGACTTGATCCTTCTTCAGAAGAAGCTACTCAACAAACATCTGATGATGCATTAAAGCAGCTACCAGAAATAGAAATGTACTTTAAGAAAGACTACAGATCTATGGTAGAACAGTGGGCATCACACCAGCATAAGGTAGATGTTGAAAGATTTAAGATGGATGAGCTTGAGGAAAGAGGTTTCAGGGACATGCTCATTACAGATAGAGAGTTTTGGCACTTCCGTATGATGGAGGATGATTATGAAGTAGAACTCTGGAATCCAGTATTATCATTCTATCATAAGTCTCCAGATGCTAGATATATTTCTCAAGCAAACTGGGTAGGAAAAACTGACATGTATACAGTAGCTGATGTTATTGATAGATACGGATATCTAATGACTGAAGAGCAACTAGAAGCATTAGAAGCTATTTACCCTATTAGATCAGCAGGATATAACATAGGTGGTATGCAGAATGATGGTTCATATTATGATGCTACCAAGACACATGAGTGGAATACTAACTTACCTTCACTTGCATACCGTCAGTACACATCTATGGTATCAGGTTCTGTATTAGAAGGAGGAGATGTTATATCACAGATACTAGCAGAAGGAGAAGACTATAACGTAGCAGGTACAGCATACTTACTTAGAGTATCCACCTGTTACTGGAAGTCTCAAAGGAAAGTGGGTCACCTTACAAAAGTATCAGAATCAGGAGAGGTATCCACTGAAATAATAACAGAAGATTACAAGATAACAGATAAGCCTATCTATGATACTAGACTTTTCCAAAATAAAACTAAAGACAATGTAATCTTTGGTGAACACATTGATTGGATTTGGATTAATGAAGTTTGGGGAGGAGTTAAGATTGGACCAAACATCCCATCATTCTGGGGTATGAATAACCCTGGAGGATTTACTCCTATCTACATAGGTGTAGAAAAGAATAAAATAGGCCCACTTAAGTTTCAGTTTAAAGGTGATAGTAGTCTATATGGAAGTAAGTTACCAGTAGAAGGATCTGTATTCTCTGATAGAAATACTAAGTCTACTGCACTACTTGACTTAATGAAGCCATATCAAATTGCATATAACATAGTAAATAACCAAATTGCTGATATACTAGTAGATGAGTTAGGTACTATTATCATGCTTGACCAGAACACTTTACCAAGACACTCATTAGGAGAAGATTGGGGGAAAGGTAATCTAGCTAAAGCATATGTAGCAATGAAGAATTTCCAGATGTTACCTCTGGATACTTCTATTACAAATACAGAGAATGCATTAAACTTCCAGCATTTTCAAAAACTAGACTTATCCCAGACTGAGAGACTTATGTCTAGGATACAACTTGCTAATTACTTTAAGCAACAAGCATATGAAGTAATAGGTGTTAATCCACAACGTATGGGTCAACAACTATCTCAACAGACTGCTACTGGTGTAGAACAAGCTGTATCAGCATCATATGCTCAAACAGAAATGTTCTTTATCCAGCACTGTGATTACTTAATGCCTAGAGTACACCAAATGCGTACAGACTTAGCACAGTACTATCATTCTACTAAACCATCTGCAAGACTTACTTATACTACTACAGCAGATGAGAAAGTAAACTTTGAAATTAATGGTACTGATTTATTACTCAGAGACTTAAACATCTTCTGTACTACAACAGCTAATAATAGAGCTGTGTTAGAACAACTTAAGCAGATGGCTATGACTAATAATACTATGGGAGCCTCTATATATGACTTAGGTAAAGTAATTCAGTCTGATTCATTATCTGAACTTAATAATGCACTCAAGTCTTCTGAGCAGAAACAACAGCAAACAAAGCAACAAGAAATGCAGAGTCAGCAACAAATGCAACAGCAACAACAACAGTCTCAACAAGAACTTGAGAAAATGAAGATTGATGCTGTAGCAGCTGAGAAAGAGAAAGATAGACAAAGAGATATCTTAGTTGCTGAGATCAGAGCTGCTGGTTATGGTTCTATGGCTGATGTCAATAAGAATGAAATGTCAGATTATAGAGATGCTATGAGTGAGATTAGACAATCAGAGCAATACAGAGAACAGACTGATATTGAAAGAATGAAAGAGTCTAATAAGCAGCAGGTTCAGAATTCAAAAGCTGACATTGAAAGAGAAAAGATTCAAACTCAAAGAGAGATAGCTGACACTCAATTACAAATAGCTAGAGAGAATAAAAATAGATTTGATAACTCTTCTTCAAATAAGAAGAATAAGGAATAGCTATATAATGCCAAAAAAGAATGGTGCTAAATAAATTTTAGAAGTTTATTAAAAAGAATTTCTGTATATTATATTAAACAACCAACATAAAACCAACAAATGGAAAATGTAAATGAAACAGCAGAGACTGTAGATTCTACAAAGGTAGAACAAGTTGATGTTAATTTGGATGAGATCTTTGGAGCTCCTGGTGCAGAAAGCATAATGCTACCTGCAGATGGAGAGGAAGAAGAAAAGAAAAAAACAGTATTCTCAAGTGAAGGTGCTGTTGATTTAGCGTTCATTGACAAGTCTGATAATAGTTCAACTCCAGAAGAAAAAGCTGAAGTAGCTGAAACAATTGCAGAACTAGACAATCTAATTACACAGGAAGAAGAAACTGGTAATAAAGGGAGACCTAAGATTGATAAGTCTGGTTTAGCTGAGTTAGCTCTGAAGATGATTGAGGAAGGAACTCTTATGCCTTTTGATGATGACAAATCTTTAGAAGATTACACTACTAAAGATTTTAGAGAACTCTTTGAAGCTAACTTCCAAGAAAGGGAAAATAAGGTAAGAGAAAACAC